CTATTATGGCTTCAGGATCTTGCAACTAAATATCAATTTGAACTGGATGATCTGGCACTTGAGTTATTAAACCAGGTTCGGCATGCTCAAGATCAACCATATTTGATTGAATTAAAGTCGACGGGCGATAAGTTTGAAATTGTCAATGCAGAACCGTCACTGATTGATCATGTGATCGAGCACTTGGGAGGGTTTGGCCTTGACAATGCAACAGCACTGATTGACAATAGCAGTTGTCTAGGATATACCGTTGATCAAAAATTAAAACAACAGATCAGCGACACGCACAATCACAATCAAGCACTGTTACTTAAAAATAGAGAAGTACATATTCCGTTAGGAGATGGTACCGCACTGGATGATATTGTGGCCTACGCTGACAAAACACAACGATGGCCCATATACATATTTGAAACAGTTGATGTGGTCCAAACACAGATTAAATCTTTGCTGAGCAAATATTTCACACAAGATCAACTGCTAATTGTTTCTGCCAAACAAAGAAAGCTTGATACCACAGGATACAAATGTGTATACCTTACCAACTGGCAAACCAGCTGGTCGGATCGTATACCACTCCTGGTCACCATGACTGCACTCATGGTGGGACCAAAAAAACAACATATAATACAACAATCTGAAAAGGTCGTATATTGCACAGAGAATGTGTATAATCTTAAATAATTATGCGTGAATGTCTATTAGAAATAAATGATGAAGTCAATGTCAAGATCAAAAATCTTGAATTGGTTGATCGAAAAGAATTAGTCAACAAGTACAAGTTTGACATACCCGGGGCCCGGTATTTGCCAGCTGTTCGCCTGGGTCGCTGGGACGGCAAAGCCAGCTACTTTCAATTGAGCGGTACTACCTATATTAACTTGCTGCCCGAGATCCTGGAATACCTGGCTGGAAGAGGTTATGATATTCAGCTCAACGACACTCGTACTTATCGAACACAATTTGAGTTTACCGAAGTAGATGAGAATTCTTTTGCACATGTCATGTGGCCCAAAGGACATCCCATAGCTGGGCAACCCATGCAACTGCGGGACTACCAAGTAGAAGTCATCAATCGGTTTTTAGAGAATCCTCAATGCATACAAGAAGTGGCCACAGGTGCAGGAAAGACTGTAATGACTGCGGCACTGAGCAATGCAGTCAGCGAGTATGGTCGAAGCATTGTTATTGTGCCCAACAAGAGCCTGGTTACACAAACAGAAAAAGACTACGTCAACATGGGGCTCGATGTGGGAGTGTTCTTCGGAGATCGAAAAGAATACAATCGAACCCATACCATATGTACATGGCAAAGTTTGAATGTGTTGCTCAAGAATACCAAATCGTACGAAGCTGAAATTACCATACAAGAGTTCCTAGAAGGTGTTGTTTGTGTAATTGTTGACGAAGTTCATATGGCCAAAGCAGATGCACTCAAAACACTGCTGACAGGGCCAATGGCACAGGTTCCTATTCGATGGGGCCTTACTGGCACAATTCCCAAGGAAAAGTATGAATTCATGAGCCTGTATTGCAGTTTAGGCAAGGTTATTGGCAGGTTAAGTGCCAAGGAATTACAAGAGCAGGGCGTACTGGCACAATGCCATGTTAACATACAACAATTGGCAGATCATGCCGAATACTCCAATTATCAATCCGAACTGAAGTTTTTGCTAGAGTCGGAAAAGAGATTGGATCATATTGCAGAAATGGTCAAAAAAATTGTCGACACTGGCAATACACTGATACTGGTAGACAGAGTAGCAGCCGGGCAAGCATTGGTCAAACGACTGGGCGACCGTGCGGTGTTTGTATCGGGTGCAACAAAAGGAACAGAAAGACAAGGACATTATGATGAAGTTGCTGACGTTAGCGATAAAATTATTGTGGCGACTTATGGTGTGGCCGCTGTGGGTATTAATATCCCTCGTATTTTTAATCTTGTGCTTCTTGAACCAGGAAAGAGTTTTGTTCGTGTTATTCAATCTATTGGAAGAGGTATCCGAAAAGCTGAAGACAAAGATTTCGTCCAAATCTGGGACATAACCAGTAGCTGTAAATTTGCAAAGAGACACCTTACACAAAGAAAGACTTTCTATAAAGAAGCCAATTATCCGTTTACAATACAAAAGATAGAATACCTATAACAACAATATGTCAAGAATACTAAATTTAGATAACAACAGAGCCTATGATATGAACGATATCCCCGAGGAAGTCGAGGATCTTCGTTTTTGCGTACTAGACAATTCGGATCCTAAAAACCCAGATTACTTTTACATACCATTGATTTTTTTAGAAAGTTTTAACAGCCCGGCCTTGGTTCTCAAAATAGGAAAGTGGACTGTAAAAATGCCAGTGGATTGGCAACTGCTGATCGGAGAATCAGATCTGGGAGACCTTGAAGTAGTTCCGTTGACCAGTATCAATGATAGAGGATTCAGCGCATTCTGCTTTAATCCAATCAGCAGCTTTAGGCCAGAGTTTCATCCAGTTGAAATCATTGATATCTATCAAGACGTCAAATGGTATTTTCCCAAACTCAAACCAGGACAGATGTTGGCAATACCAGTTGAGTCTGATGTTGACAAACCTTTGTGTGTTTTCTTTGTCAAGGAAATTAGCAGAGTCAGTGAAGTAGTTGACTTCAGTAAAGCATGGTAATAAAATACACTCATGAGTAAATTAGATATTGCAACCGAAATGCGAGCCTTTGATACCAAGGATCGAGGATTTTATGACAGCCTGACAGAAGAAGAACGAAAAAAGTTCAGTACTTTTCTCATGCTCAAATGGGGACCCAATGTTGAAGGCAGCACTGAACTGCAAGAGTGGTATTTGCGAGTTCACAACGATCGAGTAAACATGAACTTTTTTGATCTTGGGCGCCATCCCAAATTGCAATGGTTGTTGTGTACCACTGTGAGTCCCGGTCTCGGTAGCAAGCGACATTACTGGATCAAGACACAAAAAGGTGAAGGGCGTCGGGCTCACAAGTTCATTGAAAGTCAATGGCCACATTTGAACAATGCCGAAGTTGATTTGATGGCTTCGTTGAATACCATTGAACAATTAAGAGAGTTGGCACGGGATTTGGGTTGGGACGACAAAAGGATCAAAGCCGAATTATGATCTCAGATATTCTACAGGCGTACCAGTCAACCAACATGCCCGCAGAAGCACCTAAAAATATATGCAAATATTGCAACAAAGGTTTTGCTAAGGAATCCACTCTGGCAAGCCATGTGTGCGAAAAGAAAAGACGGTTTCAACAAGAAAAAGAAAAAGGTGTGCAATGGGGATTGTTTGCATATCTGGAATTTTATAAAACCACGCAAACAGCAGCCAAAGTCAAAAACTATGCAGACTTTGTTGAGAGCCCCTACTATACAGCTTTTGTTAAATTTGGTAGGTATGCAGTAGAAACCAAATGCGTCAACATCATATCGTTTACTCAATGGTTACTCAAAAATAACAAAAAATTAGATTATTGGGTGTCAGACAAGTTGTATGAAGAATGGCTGTTGACGCACATACAGTCTGAAAACGTGCAAGATGCTCTCGAACGTGCATTGGAAGAGATGCATGAATATGCATTGCTGCATCCGGATCTCAAGAATGGTTTTGTTGACTATTTTAGATACGGCAATGTCAACCGAGTCATACATCATATATCCACAGGCAGAATCAGTCCATGGGTAATTTTTAATTGTTCGTCGGGAGTTGAGTTTTTGGGGGCATTGACAGAGGATCAATTGGCAATTGTAATGCCGTGGGTCAAGCCCGATCACTGGCAAGCCAGGTTTGATGATAGCAAAGGAGATGTGGCGTGGGCACAGAAAATACTCAAAACAGCAGGGTTGTAAACTTCGCCAGCGATGTTGACATCGATTTTGCCGATAGGCAACAAGTGTTGGCGTTGATTCAGCATGTGGGCGCAACCAAAATTGACAATGGCGCAAATCCTGTTGCCCATAACACAGGAATTTATGCAACAGAAATTCCGACTGATCCAGTTACCAACCGGTCTAGCATAGACTATCGTGCAGCAGAAGCACGAGGTTATATCAAACTGGATTTTTTGAATGTTGGAATATATCAACAGGTTCGTAACGAAGAACATTTAACGGAACTGATGAATACTGATCCGCCATGGCATAGACTTTACGAGGCTGAATTCTGTGGACAGTTGATACACATCAACAATCATTATGATACATTGATCAAAATGCCCGAGGCTGTCAACAGTGTTCCTAGACTTGCTATGTTTTTGGCAATAATACGCCCAGCAAAGCGTCATTTGATCGGCTTACCTTGGGCCGAGGTAGCAAAAACAGTATGGAACAAACCCACTGATGGCGGTTATTTTTTTAAAAAGGCTCATGCGATTTCTTACGCACATCTGGTATTAGTTCATATGAACTTAGCCGACCTTTCTAATTAAGGTTATTGATCGGCGTTTGCTGCGTTTAGCAGCCATTTCTTTGAGATTGATTTGCGGTCCTACTCGGATCACAACATCTTTGCTGTTCATAGTTTTAACGCAAAACTTGAACTCAACCCATTCTTGTTTTAAGAAAACATTGATGGGTATGATTCTATTACTCTCCCACCACCATTGTTCGCCTAATTCCAGGAAGCGTTTCTTCTGCTCTGGAACTTTAAGGCTGGCAAAGTCGTAGATTGTTGTAATTTGTTCATCGGAATTTTGTATAATCCCGATGTAGTCGTTTCCACCGTATACAAGATAGGTGATAAACGGGTATCTGCTGAGCAATTGTTCGATTTCTTCCACTGTGGTAAATATTAAAATAATGATAACAATCTATTTATATCCGAATACAGTAGAGGTTCGAATTTGGGACCCTACTATCTTTACTACAAGGAACAGAGAAATGTATGCCAGACCTGTGACTATATATCAAGGGATCGATAATCCTATTCAAGTTCGGGTCCGCAACCAGGATCAAAAGGCCATCAATATGACGCCTTACGCAATCCAAGTTGATATACAGGATCCAGTAAATAACCTTACGGTTATATCTTATGCTGTGCAAAGAGTCATTGCCAACAAAGGGTTTGGTACTTTTACTATACCAAAGTCGGACGCTAACCAACTGACCCAGCGTAATTATAGATTAACATTTAGAGCAATCAATATAGCATCAAATGCAGAACAGCCTGCATACATAGATGACAACTATGGGGTTCCAATAGATCTTATTGTGTTACCTGCATATTATGCTGAAATGCCCCCAGTCGAGGGCGAAACCAATGCAAACGATTTTACAACATTAGACGGCGGAACAATATAATGACAATTAATAACCAATCCATAGATTTAGATGCAAGACAAATATTGCTCAAAAGAGGCAATACTGCTGTCAGCAGTGGGTATGTTGGCCCCATTGGCGAAATAACTCTTGATACCACACTGAACACTCTGAGAGTGCACAATGGTGTTACTGCAGGCGGAGTACTGATACCAACAGAAGCAATGACTCAACAGTATGTGTTCGAAACATTCAATGCCAATGTGGAACCTCTTATTGCACAGTCTGTGGCTCTGGTTGCTGCAAACATAGTTAATCAGATCAATCAAGTCAGTGACAGTATACTTGATCTAGAAGTGTCTGTGGCAGACCAATTTGGTCAGCTGATAGGAAATGTAATCCCAGGACTGAACACTCTTGAAGAAATTACACTAAGTCTTGATAATGATCCTGCCTTGGCTGCAAATCTTAGAATTTTGATTGCCGCTGTGCAAACCAATTTGAGTTCTGAAGTGGTCAGGGCCACCAATGCAGAACAGTTGTTGCAGTCCAATATTGCCAACGAAGCCACAGCTAGAATAGCAGTTGATGCCAGCTTACAGACCAATTTAAATACAGAAATTACACGGGCCACAGCAGCCGAGTTGTCATTGCAGTCCAACATCAATGCAGAGATTACTGCCAGAACTGCGGCAGACAACAGCCTGCAGGCCAACATTGTAGCTGAACGTACTGCTAGAACAAATGCTGATGCAAATTTGCAGACGCAAATTGTTGATATTTTAAGTAATTTTGATGCCAATATAGTAGACAGCTTTTCGGAAGTCGTATCATCCATTGGTACAGAAAGGTCGGCACGTATTGCTGCTGACACATCGTTACAAGCCAATATCACTACAGAAGTTTCTCGTGCAACTACTGCCGAAGGCGTATTGACTGCCAACTTGGCTGCTGAAGTTTCTCGTGCAACTACTGCCGAACTGTCATTGCAGTCCAATATCGCAGCCGAAATCACAAGAGCAACTGCTGCTGAAGGCGTATTGACTGCCAATCTGGCCAGCGAAATCACAAGAGCCACTGCTGCCGAACTGTCATTACAGTCCAATATCACTACAGAAGTTTCTCGTGCAACTACTGCCGAACTGTCATTGCAGTCCAATATCGCAGCCGAAATCACAAGAGCAACTACTGCTGAACTGTCATTACAGTCCAATATCGCAGCCGAAATCACAAGAGCAACTACTGCTGAAGGCGTATTGACTGCTAACTTGGCTGCTGAAGTTACGAGAGCAACTACTGCTGAAGGCGTATTGACTGCTAACATCACAGCCGAAATCACAAGAGCAACTACTGCTGAAGGCGTATTGACTGCTAACATCACAGCCGAAATCACAAGAGCAACTACTGCTGAAGGCGTATTGACTGCT